AAGTTCTAGTATAGAAGCACAAACATATCGAGTCATTAGTGTTGAAGAGAAAGACGGAATAAATTACAACATAAGTGCTTTAACTTATATAGCTGGTAAATATGACAATATTGAACAAGGGATTAGTCTGCCAGCTAGAAATATATCTTTATTAAACGAGTTAAAAAATCCACCTTCTAACCTTCAAGTAGATGAAAGAATTGTAATTATCAATGCAGTAGCAAGAACTAAGTTAATTATTTCTTGGGTTAATGTTACAGGTGTTAGTCAATATTTAGTTCAATACAGATTTAATAATACAAACTGGGTATCTGAAACTGTACTTAGAACTGATTTCGAGATTTTAGATACTGTTGCTGGCCCATATGAAATACAAGTTTATTCAATAAATGCAGCATTAGAAATATCAGCAACTTCTACTAATCTTACTTTTAATGCTGTTGGTAAAACTGATCCTCCAGCAGATGTACAGAATTTAACAATAGAGCCTGTTACTAATAAACTTATAAGACTTAGATGGACAGAATCCGTAGACGCAGACGTAATTCATGGAGGAAAAGTATATGTTCGTCATAGTAATAAAACAGATGGTAGTGGTACTTTCCAAAACTCTGTTGATTTAATTGAAGCACTTGCTGGTAATACCACAGAAGCAGTAGTCCCTAGTCTTGACGGAGAATACATCCTTAAATTTAGAGATGACCAAGGAAACTTCAGTACTGGAGAGACTTCTGTAATATTAGACTTACCTGATTTGATTGATAGTCAACAGGTCTTGGCTGATAGAGAAGATACAGACAGCACTCCTTTTAATGGCACAAAAACAAATTGTTCTGTAGTATCTAGTGCTTTACAGTTAACAGATCCAGCTAGTAATCTTACTGCTACTTACGACTTTGCAAATACTATAGATTTAGGTGGTGTATTTTCTCTTAATTTAAAAAGATTAATACAAAGTATTGGATTTGCAAGTGGTGGGCAGACAATAACTGCAACTTATACTCAATCAGGAACAACTGTAACTGTTACAAGTAATTCTCATGGTCGATCTGAAAACGATTATGTAGATTTTGATGCGTTAACAGGAGCAGGGGTTGATGGTGTATTTCGAGTTACATCAGTCGCTACAAATACTTTTACATTTACATCAGGTACTTCTCAAACAGTTTCTAGCTCTAACTGCACTTTTGCTTTTGTTAATACAATAGATACTTTGATTCCGTCTGGGACTTTTTGGGATGATTACGCTCCAAACGGTAATTTTGATGGCCCACAAGTTAACGACACTTCTGCTTCTATAAGCGTTAGAACAACTCAAACAGATCCCTCTAGCTCACCAACTTATACTCAGTTCAATACGTTTGCAAATGGAACATTCAAAGGTAGAGGCTTTCAATTTAGAGTTAATTTAAAATCAGAAAATACATCACACAATCTTTCAATACAACAACTTGGAATTTTTGCTGCTTTTGAATCAAGAACAGAAAGAAGTTATGTAAGTGGAGGAAGTACTTCAACAGCACCTATAGCATCTGGAACTTCTGGATCAGGACTTGATGTAACGTTTGGAAGTCCGTTTTTTGTAGGAACTTCTAGTTTAGGAGGAGCTAATGCTTATAAACCCTCAGTTGGAATAACAATAATGGGTGCTGCTGCTGGAGAATATTTCACTATAAAAACAGATACAAATGGTGATTTCTTAAACGCAGCAGGGGCAGTTATTACTGGTACAGGATTTAATATAAGCATTAAAGATAGCAGTAATAATCCAGTAAATAAACAATTTACATTTCAATCTGTCGGTTACGGCAAAGGAGGGTAGAATGGGGGAAATTATTTTTTAAATGGCACAGGTCGGTAATAAAAATATAGATAATGCTTCTGGTCAGGTAGTAAGACTAGATATTCAAAGCACTCTTGCAGCAGTAGCATCTAATAACTTTGGAGCAAAGTCTAGTGCTGGAGAGATACAACCAGCAGAATTTGTTGCTGATAGTTCAACTACTCCAAAGAAGTTATTAATAAGAGCAACAAGTGGTAATAGTGCTGCTGCTAGTGCAACATTTTATGAGGTAGGAAATTTAGATGAAGCAAATTTAGGCTTGATGCTTAAAGCTGGAAGTACAATGACAGGGCCACTATTAGGAGATGATGCTTCGGGTGCTGGCACTCCAGCCTATGCTTTTGATGGAGATGCTGACACAGGAATGTTTAGAGCAGGGGCTAACTCTTTAGGATTCTCTACAGCAGGGACACAAAGGTTTTCAGTAAGCGATTCTGGACTAGATATTACAGATGGGCTTCCTTTACGATTCCAAGACTCAAGTGGTGCGCCATTTGTTTCTTTAAAAGCTCCAAGTTCATTAGCAGCTAATGTAAGTCTTACTCTTCCAGCTACAGATGGTAATGCTGGTGAATTTTTGCAGACAGATGGTAGTGGTGTATTAAGTTTTTCAGTAGTTACAGGTGTTCCATCTGGTGCTGTATTCTGTATGGCTATAGACGTAATTCCATCAGGTTATCTTGAATGTAATGGACAAACAGTTAGCAGAACGACTTACTCTGCTTTATTTGCTGTTATTGGTGTAACTTACGGATCAGGAAATGGATCAAGTACTTTTGAAGTTCCTGATCTTAGAGGAGAATTTATAAGAGGTTCTGACAGGGGTAAAGGTACTGACTCAAGTAGAACAACAGGAACAGCACAAGCAGCAGCTTTTGGACAGCATTTACATGCAGTTGATTTAACTACAAGCAACAAAAGTCTTACTGGTGCATTGAGTGTAGCTTCTTCTACAATGGCTCAAAACCCCGGTACTGCTAGCGGTATTTTTACTAAAACAGGTAATCAATCAGCAACTCCCGGTGGAGGAAGTGGTTCTGGTCAGGCTTCCAACCTAGCCATTGACGCTTCACACGATCATACAGTTACAGGTAATACAGATAATCAAGGCTCTACAAGCAACAGTAATGAAACTAGACCTCGTAATATAGCTATGATGTACATAATAAAAGTTTAATTATGGCGATTATTCCAGGCTCTAAAAATTTTGACGTATACAAAAGATCAGATTTTGGTTTGCGTCTTACTTTAAAAGACTCTACAAGTTCTGCTATAAATTTAACTGGTTATACTGTTGCTGCACAAGTTTGGGATGTAGATAGAAAAGTTAAGTTTGCAGATTGGGGTGTAACTTATACAAACAGAACTGGCGGTATTGTTGATATAAAACTTACAGATGCACAAACTGATAACTTTAATGTCGGAACTTTGAAATATGACGTAAAATTGACTGAACCTAGCGGTGATGAATACTATTATATAAGAGGAAACCTAAATGTATCTCAGGGTTACACAGAATGAGTACTCCTAATAAAGTAGAAGTATCACAAGTCTCAGATGTTACAACTGTAGAGATAACAACAGCAGGGCCACAAGGTCCAGCCGTATCTGGTGTTAATTTTGATATATCTGGCAAAGTTGATGATGCAGTTCTGTATTATCATGCTGCTTCTGATACCATTAAAGCAGATAACACTACAACCAAACTTACACTTGTTGATGGAGGTAATTTTTGAAGCATGGCTAACACAATCAGAATTAAAAGATCCACAGGATCATCTGCACCTGGTAGTTTAGAAAATGCTGAATTAGCATTTGCTGAAGGCAGTAAAAAACTTTTCGTAGGTATTGGAACTGGTGGGTCAGGAGGATCTGCTACAACTATTGAAGCTATTGGTGGATCAGGCAGTTTTGCTGATTTATTTACAAGTAGAACACAAAATACATTTTTATCTGCACCAAATGGTAGTAATGGTGCTGCAACATTCAGAGCTATGGTAGCTGCTGATGTACCTTCGTTAGCTCATACAAAGATAAGTGATTTTGATACAGGTGTTAGAGCAAATAGATTAGATCAAATGGCTGCACCAACTGGTTCAGTTTCAATGAATAGCCAGACAATTACAAACCTTGCTGACCCTGTAAATGCAAGTGATGCTGCGAGTAAGTCGTTTGTAGAGGCTACTGCTCAAGGTTTAGATGTTAAAGATAGTTGTGTCGCTTGTACTACTGCAAATATTACAATATCAACTGCTCTAAATAATGGAGATACGTTAGATGGTGTTAGCCTTTCAACAAATGATCGAGTATTGGTCAAAGACCAAAGTACAGCTTCAGAAAATGGTATTTATGTCGTAGGCTCAAGTCCAGCTAGGGCTGCTGATTTAGCTGCTGGTGCTGACGCTGCTGGATTTTTTACATTCGTAGAGCAAGGTACTGTTAATGCTGACAATGGCTTTGTTTGTACTTCTAACAAAGGATCTGCTGTTGTTGGTACAAATAACCTTACTATTGCTCAATTCTCTGGTGCAGGGCAAATTACAGCAGGGGATGGTTTAGATAAATCTGGTAATACTCTTTCTCTTGATCTTAAATCAAACGGAGGACTTGTAATAGAGTCAACAGAACTCGCAATAGATTTAGCTGCTAGTTCAATAACAGGAACTCTACCAGTAACCAAACTTACAAGTTTGACATCTACTGTGACAGAGTTGAACGTGTTGGATGGTATTACCTCAACAACCACAGAACTTAATCTGATGGATGGTGGAACGTCAGCAACATCAACGACTTTGGCAGCAGCAGATAGATTTGTTTGTAATGACGCTGGAACGATGAAACAAGTTGCATTATCTGATTTAGTTACATTCTTAGAGGATAGTTCAGCATCTAGCTTTGACATAGATGGGGGAAGCTACTAAAAACTAACCATTAGGAGATAAAGCCAATGGCTAATCAAATCAGACTTAAAAGAGCAAGCGGTAGCGACCCAAGTGCTAGTGATCTTGTTGTTGGAGAAGTAGCATTAAGAACTGATACAGCAAAATTATTTACAAAAAATGATGCTGGTAGTGTAGCAGAAATAGGTTCTGGATTAAGTGATGGAGATAAAGGAGATATTACAGTATCTAGTTCTGGATCTGTATTTACTATTGATAATGATGCTGTTACCTATGCCAAAATACAAAACGTATCAGCAACAAACCGAATTTTAGGTAGAGATTCTAGTGGTGCAGGGGTAATTGAAGAAATAACTCCAGCCAATCTACGCACAATGATTAACGTAGAAGATGGTGCTACAGCAGATCAAACAGCAAGTGAAATCGTTTCTTTATTATCTGATCAAAATATAGCTACAACGGGAACTTTAGGTTCTGGAGATTTTACATTAACAGGAACAGCACCAAAAATAACTTTTACTGATAGTAATGATAATCCAGATTATTTGGTTCAAGTTAATGGTGGAACTTTTTTAATACATGATGCCACAAATGGTGCTGATAAATTTAAAATTAATTCTGATGGTCATATTGATATAACACCTAATACAGATTTTGCTGCTGGTATTGACGTAACAGGAAACATTTCAGTATCAGGCACAGTAGATGGTAGAGATGTAGCTGCTGATGGTACGAAACTTGATGGAATTGAAGCTTCAGCAACCGCAGATCAAACCGCAGCAGAAATCAAAACATTATTAAATTCTAATCAACTAGAAGCAGCACAAATAGCAAATGATGCAGTTACTAATGGCAAAATAGCTGCTGATGCAGTTACCACAGCTAAAATTGCTGATGATGCTATAACTGCTGCATTAATTGCTGATGGCGCAATAGGTGCTGCTGCAATAGGAAATGACGCTGTAGGTTCTGCTGAGTTAGCAGATGATGCAGTTGCAACTAGCAGAATACAAAATAGTGCAGTTAGCACAGCTAAAATTGCTAATAATGCTGTTACCGCAGATAAGCTTCCTAATTCAGTAGTTACTTTAGCAAAGATACAAGATGTTTCACAAAACAGAATTGCTGGAAGAGTATCAAGTGGTTCTGGAGTTTTGCAAGAATTAACTGCTGCTAATGTTCGATCAATAATTAACGTAGAAGATGGTGCGACAGCAGATCAGACAAAATCAGATATAGATGGACTTGGAATAGCAGCTTCTACCGCAGCAACATTAGCTTCAGCAAGAACCATTGCAGGGGTTAGCTTTAATGGTTCAGCAAATATTTCTCTAAACAATAATGCGATAACAAATGGTGCTGGTTATATAACCTCTGCTGATGGTGGAAACGCAGCGACTTTAGATGGTATAGATTCAAGTAGTTTTGCGAGATCAGATGCTAACGATACATTGAGTGGAATTATAACTTTATCTAGCACAAGTGCTGATTGTTTAAATTTTTCTGGAAATGGTGTAGATAGCAGAGGAATAGCTTTCAATGGTAGAACTGCTCTTTCAGCCGACCAAAGTGACGGATATTTAAGAATCAATAATGATAATGAATTTAGCAATGGAGTTTATGTAAATAGTGTATTTAGAGCAGATGGTGGGTTTAAGGTTGGTGGCAATACAGTCATAAATAGCTCTGGATTTGTTGAAGCCTCAAGAGTACCTACACTTAACCAAAACACAACTGGATCGGCTGGCACTTTAGATGGCATAGATTCAAGCCAATTTTTAAGGTCTGATACTGCTGATACTGCTTCTGGAGAATTAACAATTACTGGAGGTTTAAATTTGGGTGCTGATGCAAAATGTGCTGCTGCTTTATCGTCTTTATCTGATGGATCAACAATAACAGTACCTTTTAACTCAGGAGTACATCACACAGTTACATTGGGTGGTAATAGAACATTTGGAGATCCGGGGAGTACATCTGGTTCTATTGGTCAATCAGGTTCTATTTTTATTGTTCAAGATGGTACAGGTTCTAGAACAGCATCATTCCATTCGGATTATAAATTTGCTGGAGGAACAGCACCAACCTTATCGACAGCAGCTAACGCAGTTGATAGACTAGATTATGTTATTCGAGCTTCTGATAATGTACATTGCGTTGTTACTTTGGATGTAAAATAAATGGCTTTATTCGACACGATTAGAGCAGGGGCTAGTGCAGCAGGGGAAGATACTTATGAAATAGAAAGAAGTCTTAGATTTAATGGAGGGTATTTTAGTAAAAGTCCAAATGGTAATTCACAGAAATTTACTATTAGCGTATGGTTAAAAAGAGCTAGATTAGGTTCTCATACCATGCTTGTTTCTGCTGCTGGCGGTAATCATCCCGGTGGTGCTGATATTCATCAATTTGGGATTGATGCTAGTGATAGGTTGTTTGCTTATGCTTTTATAAACAGTAATTCACAAAGATATAATGTTAAATGTAATCATCGAATTAGAGATACGGCTAGTTGGTATCATATTGTATATATCTACGATTCTGGAAACAGTACAAGTTCAAATAGAATAAAACTTTTTATCAATGGAGAACTGCAAACTGATTTAAATAGTTCTAGTTATCCTAGTTCTGGCGAGAATAACTATATAAATAATGGTTATCCAATGGTTATTGGACATGAATCTAGAAGATTCAGATACCCATATTACGGATATATGGCAGAGTTTTATTTCCTAGATGGTCAAGCACTTGATCCTACCAACTTTGCAGAAACAAAAGCTTCAACTAATCAATACGTTCCAATAGAATATACTGGATCGTTCTCTGGAACAAGTTTTTATTTAGATTTTGAAGATAATTCTTCTACAAGTAATTTAGGAAATGACGTAAGTGGTTTAAGTAATAATTGGTCGGCTAATAGTTTTAGTGTTTCTACATCAGATGGTGGTATAAATAATGATTCATTTATTGATAGCCCTACAAATAATCATTGCACCATAAACCAAAACGATCATTGGAGAGGTAGTACGGAAGTAGAAGATGGTAACTTAAAATTTAGAAGGCACTCAAATAATTTTGGACCTGCAAGAGGTACTTTTCCTATCAATTCTGGCAAGTGGTATTTTGAATTTAGGAAAACTAGCGGTTTAGTACAAGCTGGTTTTGCAACCGCAGAGCATAACTTAAATTACAACGGAGGAGATGTTGGTTTAAATAGTTCTGGAAGTTTCCCCGGTGGAATGGCTTATGACAGCAGAGGATTTTGGTATGGATTCACAGGAAGTTCTCCAAGCAGTATCGGTAATGGAGATATTATTGGAGTCGCTTTTGATGCTGATAATTTTAAGTTTTACTTTCATAAAAATGGAACTTATTATGGAAGTGGTAATCCATCCACAGGCTCAAACGGTATAACACCTAATGCTAGTAATCAAATTACTTATGTAAGTGGTACTTATTATTGTCCTTATTTTAATGGAGAAAATGGTCAAGGATATGCAAATTTTGGACAAAGAGACTTTGCTTATAGTATTCCAACAGGATATAAAAAATTATCTGCTAGTGAATTACCTGACCCATCTATAAAATTACCAGCAAAGTATTTAAATACTATTCTTTATACAGGTACAGGTAGTTCTCAAGATATTACTGGCTTAGATTTTTCTCCTGATTTGGTTTGGGTCAAGAAAAGAAATGGTAGTGATAATCATAATTTAGCTAATACAGTTCGTGGTGCTGGTAAATCTTTAAGAACAAGTACAACAGGTAATGAAACCTCAAGTAGTGGTGCTATAAATGCTTTTCTTAGTAATGGTTTTAGAGTTGTAGATGCTGGAGAAACAAATGAAAATGGGAACACTTATGCAGCATGGAATTGGGATGGTGGTGGATCTTCTACTTCCGCTGATACAAATGGATCAATAACAACGCAAGTTAGTGCAAATCAAACTGCTGGCTTTAGCATTTTTACTTTTACTTACCATACAAGCGGAACTGCCACTATTGGTCATGGTCTAAATGCTCCTCCAAAATGGATAATGTCTAAAAGTTTTAATGGAACTCATTGGGTTGTTTATCATTCTGGGGTAGGGCCAAATAGATGGGAAAATTTATCTTCTAATGCATGGAGTACAGGAACGGCTGTTTGGAATAATCAACTTCCTACAAGTTCGGTGGTTAATTTAGGGTTTGGAATGACAAATCAAGGTGCAGCAATAGCTTTTGCTTGGACAGATATTCCCGGTTTTAGTCAGATGGGCTTTTATCATGGAAATGGTAATAATGATGGGCCTTTTGTGCCATTAGGATTTAAACCAGCATGGGTTATGTATAAAAACGTCAGTCAAAATGGTGGTCAATGGTTTATTCGAGATAATCAGAGAGAACCTGACAATCCAAATAATTCTAGTTTGGCTGCTGAAAGTGCTGGTGCTGAAGTGTCTAATAATAGCAATATTGACATAGATTTTTGTTCAAATGGAATAAAATGGAGACAAACAAATGAAGGGTCAAATAATAATAATATACAATATGTATATATAGCTTTTGCAAGCCACCCTTTAAAATATTCAAACGCTGTGTAAAATAAAATTATGGGTTATCAACTTTCAGACGGAACTACTTTATCTTTAGACATTCCATTTACTATTGGGGATATAAATTATCCAGCTAATTGGTTAAGGTTATCAACTGCTGATGAAAGAACATCTTTAAATATTTCATGGGTTGCAGAACCTACCTATTATGATTCAAGATTTTATCAGTCAGATGGAACTGCTAAAAGTCTTACAGATGTAACTGAAACTGTAGAAGGAGTTGAATACAATTATGCTGGAGTAAAGTCAAATTTACTTAGCGAAGAAAAAGTAATGATGTATAGTCTTTTAAGTAAATATGATTGGCAAGTTGTTAGAAAAGCAGAAAAAGGTACAGCTATGGATTCAGCAATTATTACTTATCGAGATGGAATACGCACAGCTTATGAAACACGCAAAGCTGAAATAAATGGTTGTGCAAATACCGCAGCGTTAGTTACTCTTTACGGTGAAACTTATGACTCTGATGGTATTTTTGTTAAGTTCAACATGACACAATATCCTGATGACCCTTACAATCCAACAGTTTAGTTGTACTATTGGATAAATATAAATTAATTTAATGGCTATTGATCCAGCACAAAAATTAGAAGCATTAAAATCAGAACTTACTAAAATTGGAGAAACATATAATAATGCTCAGAAAATTTTAGAGCAATGCAAACAAAAAATACTACAATTACAAGGTGGTATTGATGCTTGTGAAGATATTTTAAAACCAGACGAACCAGCTACTTAGTTTTTACAGGGATATTTCTGTCAATAATTCCATACATGACATAAAGCGGTGCTAATCCTATAATCAGGAAAAGTACCATAAATGTTATCGGTACGCTTGCTTTAATTAGGGCATCTTTCATCATGTTTCAAAAAATCTGTAACTATCTTTCCATCTTATCTACAGTTCTAGTATTGGGAATACTAGGCGGTGGCTTTTTTACATTTAAGTATGTGACCAGCGAACAGTTTAAGGCCAAGATGATGAACGAGGTCTTGGGTAATGTCCAAGGACTTATGCCAAAAGTTTTAGATCAAGAACTACCAGAAATGACAGGGCCATCATTACCAATACCATTTAAAAAGTGAATTGTTTTTGGTGTAATACAGAGCTGATAACAGGAGATAGTATTGACCTTGATGAAAGTATGCATCCAATTTTGTATGAAGAATATTCTGTGCGTACTTCTTTAACTTGCCCCAAATGTTATTCGGATGTAGAAGTATTAAAAAAAAGAGATGCCTTCGATTGATATTCCTGAGATTTCTATACCAGAAATAAAAATAAATATACCATTACATACTCCTTATCAAGTATTAAACGTACCACCGCCATCTATAAAATTACCTGGATGTGTAAAATATCATAGGGATGCAAGTCCTAAAAATACTGCGTTATATGATGACGATCCAACAGGGACAACTATTTCCTGTCCTTATGGTTCTATGCCTACATTTCAACCCATGTTATATGACAGAAGAAAAATAGAGATTGTTGAAAATAAAGAACAAGAAAAAAGAGTTGAGAATAATGAAGTCCCTAAACCAAAAGAAGTAAAACCAGACATTCCAAAGAAGAAAGAAGATATAAAGATAGTTCCCTGCCCTGGTTCAAAAGATCAAAGAGTAGGAGACTTTCGTAACGAAAAACGATTGGAACGTGTTATCGGCCATGAAAAAAGCGAAGATGGGACTAGATGTATCACTATCTATGAAGACGTCCCATTCAAGGATCAGTACATACCAGCGATTTCTAGCCTTGTATCTACTGCTTTTATTGGCTTGGTTGCTGCCAGTAGTCCACTACTTCTTAATATCATCAAACCGCTAGTAAAAAATATCGTTAAAAAACTGACAAAGAAAAAAGATAAAACTAATCCTTAGTAATTTTATGATTATGTGGCAAGACTTGATTTGCTTGAGGGGTTATCTCAATATCGCTACATAAATCATAGTAAGGACTATTTTTTGCAAAACGGATTCCCTCAATTTTTTTCTGTCCGCAATGCTTTAATCTTGCAAAATGCCAATCGAGTTCAAGGTTTTTAAGCGTTTGTTTTTGTATGTTAGTTTGAGTTGCAGCAGCCTCTTTACATTGTTTTTGTAATCCCCTATCTAATGGAATAGAAAAGTTTAAGGTTATACCTGTTCCAAGTGCATAGCTATCTTTATTTGTTCCAGAATAATTTAATTGTTCATAAAGTATGACCCCTGGATTGTCGGGTGTACCATCTCCTATAGGATTTCCATCATCATCAAAATCTCCAACAATATCTGTTTGGTCATACACTGGTGTGGTGTAATAATCTCGATATGGTTTTCTAAAATTTGAATTAAAAGTGGTAAATGGAGTTATGGTCATCATTGCTCCCTGACATACAACCCCACCTCCATATTGGTTCGTATGAAAACTACCATTGTTTACATTCCAATTCTGATTGGTTACTGATCCACTATTACTTTGACTGACAGCATTAGCTAAAACTTTTACAGGACTTAATATTATTGCGAGAACACAGAGGTAGTAGTAGTAACGGATTCTGTTGTTATGTCTCTTTGGATTGTCGTTATGTTCTGCAAACCTGGGCCATGATATGTTTCTGTAAATTGGAAAGAATCTCCCGATGTAGGATTTGTTTGAG